TGTAGTAAACCTTAAATTCATTATTGCCGCGGGTCTGAATCTCCTCAAGCGTCAGAGCCTTACCGTCCTGAAACACTCGAGCAACACGTCCGCGCTCCACCGTAATCTTTGCCACAACATCTCCAATCGTTTAGACAGAGAAAGTTTAAAGGCTAGCTTGAAGAATCCCGACTAGGCGCGTCGGCGTGTACGACCCCGCAAGACATCACGCTCATACGGCGAAAGACCACCCCACACGCCATGCTCCTCATCATTATCGAGTGCATAAGACAGGCAGATAAGCCGAATGGGACACTGTTGACAAAGCTCGCGGGCAGTCAGAAAAGAATTATTCCTACCGTCCTCATCGAACGTGAAAAAAGCATCCGGGTAGTTTTGACACGGCACCACACCGCCCTCATCCTGAATAGCCCGGTCTAAATCCTGCCAGCTAGTGTGAGCCAAGATTTCCCCCCTGCCAGAGTTTTGCTAAACGGTCTAACTCACGTTCTCGCAAGCTCTGGTCTTGGGGGAGACGACTTCGACGCCACTCTGCCTCACGCTCTGCAATCTGCGAGTGGACCTGATGCCGATACGCCTGAGCCGGATGAGAGAACCTTTCAGTCTCCAACTCATCAAGGTCAATACCTAAAAGTTCAGCGTGACTGATACGCATTAGACAAGCGACGACTCGAGGTACAGGTTCCCCTTAGCCCAATTATGCAAATCGTTCGGATGCAGTTGAGCAGTCATCTTAGATAGACGATTACGGCAATCAGCACAGTCCATAATCTTCAGCTCATGGTCACGGCACACTGGTTGCGGTTCACCCGCCATCGCCTCATACTCCAACACTCGCTGAGCCTTTTGCGCCTCTTGAGCTCGAGCCTCACGGATGAGCTTAATCTCTGCAATGAGACCACGCGGCGAAAGATAGCCGTCGTATTTTTGAAACCAACCGGCAAGCGCCTCCACAGCATCCTTGTAGTCGTAGTTTTTGATAATCGGATACCACGCCTCGACTCGACCCTCGTCGACGATGCGATTGTCGATAGCCGAAACTTCAGTGAGCAACTTTGCAACCTCAAGCCGATTCAATTTCATCCACCTCTCTAGCCTGATACTTAGCAACCAGCCTAACACCGTCCAGGTAGTTAGGTTCACGTTTGTTCGAGCGCCGCTTGAGAGTTTCAGACTCGTAGTCGTCATCCCACCGTTCACCATTCAGCCAAGTAGACGGGTAGGCAATGAACTCTATGCTCTGTGATTCGACTTGAGCTTTATAGAGCTTAAGCCCTGCCATGATGACTTCAGGTGTCGCCTTACTCAGCGCGGTCTTGAAAGCCCGCCGAGCCTGACCCTTCCCAACCCGGCGAGGGTACTCTGTCCAAAAGTTGTCAAAGTGTCTAGTTATAAACAGTTCATCTGGTTCTAGTTCAGTGGTTCTAGTTAGGGTGTCATTTTTGTCACCCCCCCCTGACATTTTTGACACCCCCCCCATGTCATTTTTGACACCCCCTGACATTTTTGACGGCACCCTCTTGAGAACATACAGATTCGAGGTGACACCTCCTGACACACTGTGCCGCGGCTTTTTCTTCACGGCACCCAACTCGACTAGCTCATCAAGGGCACGCTGAACCGTCCGCGCCGTGCAGTGAGCTCGCCTAGCCAAAGTCTTAATCGACGGAAAACACTCATGCGTCTGATTGTCCGCATAACGATGTAGCAGGCAGTAAAGCCGGATGGCTTTGTCACTGACCTGACTGTCAAGCAACCATTCTGGTATCAGACTGAACGCAAGGTCTGAACGGATTTTGTCGTCGGACATTCCACCCTCTTCAATTAGAAATCAGGACCGTAAATTTCAAGCATCCTATCCAGCGCTAAGTCCTCGCTCAAGGGAACACGCTCGAGGTTCTCCAAAGCAAACCAACCATCGGCATAACGGACCGGCACCATCTCGAGCGACCAGCCCCTATCGACCACCCAACGTGGCACAGACCAGCCAAAGTCACGGCACTGCCCAGCAAACTTAGCTTCAGCAGTCTCAGCCAAGTTATGACCAGCACAAAAAGCAATCAGACCAGCAGGCGTCTCATCGTAGCGAGCGCTACCACCCATGCCACGGCTCACCCGATGTTGCAAAGTCAACTGGTCATCACTGACCCGTCCAAACAGATACTCACACGCGATACAGCGGTCACGGTCACGGCGGTAAACGTGCTTACGCCACTTCTCCATGTTCGCCTTCGAGCGTCTACCTATCGTCGTCATCTTCATCCCACATAACGCGCCACGTTATGCCCGGTGGCAAGCCGCGCGTGACAACTAGCAATCTGAGCAAGGTTTTCACATCCGTCGTGACCCACCAATCCTCAGCCTGAGACTTACCCACACGCTTATGAATCACTACAGCAAGACCATCGCCAGCCTGCTCCTCAGCCTGCTTCCACCATCCAGCCAAATCCAAACGCGCCTGATTCTTAACCTCAATCGACGCCGGAAAATTAGACACAATATCCGCGCCACCCTGACTCCCGCCCCGCGCATCACGCGACGTCCGAGCCTTATAGCCCGCCTCACGGAGAACCCGCACCACTTCAACCTCAGCACGATTACCCTTGCGACGTGAGGCACTCCCAGACATGGCGACAGTCTACCCAGCCAGATATGTAAGTACGCGCATAAACCGGCTCGTTCCGCGTGTTTTCGGGCGAGTAACGTGCAAATTATGTGCGCTCACCCGGACAACCTCAACCTCAGCACGGTTGCCCTTACGCCGCGAGCTCGCCCCACTCATCGCCGTGTAGGAAAGGAGGCATGCGCCAAAGCCAAAGCCTGCTTATACACGTCCTCCGACGCATTAGCCTTAGCCCGGTTCAACTCATCCTCAGACTTTCGCCACACTGCGCCATTATCCGAAAAAGAATCATGCCAACTACGGACAATTAACCTAGCCATCTGCTCAACCTCAGTCATGCCTGCCACTCCAATCTCACCAATGCACCAATCGAACGCCCAACCTCAAGACGGTCTCTCAACGCCTTCAAATGCGCCACACACGCCCGATGTCTCTGCTCAGCTATCTCATACGCCAAAACCAAATCCGACGTCGCCAGCTCAGCCGTATAACGCCTCACATCCATCGAACCGTCAGTCCGCAAGAAAGACTCAGCATAGGCACGCTTATACTCCTGCCGCGCCCTTACTTGAGCCTCATCCAAATCAGCAAGCTCTACCGTCGTCTCGTCAATCTCCTTGGAGATATTCGCTAACGTTTCGACAATCTCACTCGGTGTCAGGTTCGACATGACCAGACCTCGCCTCCTCAACTAAACGCTTCACACGGCTAGGTGGCATCCAGCCATACGACTCAATCATCAGCCGCATATTACGAGCCCACAGCTCATTACGGACACCATGCGAAAACGTGAGCAAGATAGACTCAAGCTCGCTCTGCTCAGCTTTCTCGCCCACGGTCCTCCCACATGATATTGCCCGTCCGAATCCCCTCAGCCTGATTCATCGCATAGGCGCGGGAAATAGCATCCTGGCGACTGTCATAACAGTTACTAGGCACTCGAGACCCATCCTCTTTGACTACGCCCCAATTCGGGCAACCGGTCACAGACTCAGAATCCGACACATAGTAAGGCATTACTTTCCCTTCAGGCGACGCATTACACGCCGCGGGAAAGTCAACAGTTGACGGCTAGTCGCCTGGTAAAAAGTTCGCCAGTCAACCGGCTCGCCGCCATAAAATTTAGACCGCTCGAAAGACTGCACATAACGGTCAGCGATACCAAGAATCCGCTCATCCTGAGCGTTCAACCTGTCACGCATCATAGCTCTCCACCTCTCTTTTGAAACAGGTCACGCACCCAATCAACTTGAGAGTGACCCTCTGCCACAATCTTCTCCCACAGAATACCGAGCTCAACCTTGTCCTTGGCGTTTGCCACGCTGGACTCCAACGCATCACGGTCAAGCTCCACAGCAGGCTTTACATCACGGGCACCCTTACCACGGGCAACCTTCTCCATCTCTTCAGCAGACGCCAAAACCATCGGGTCTTTCTGAGCCGCGAATCCGGCGACCATAAGCGCACGTCCAATCGCGCTGGTCTCGCACACCTCAAGGGCGCTAGTTTTCTGCGGACCATGCGCTGAATCAATCTCATAGGCGTGACCTGTGCCTTTAGCGAGACCCCTCTCCTGGTCTTCTGCCGTCAGATACAAACACGCCTGCACACGCCAAATACCCTGAGCCCTATCAGCGTCAGTCGAATAATCACGAGTGCAAAGCCGATAGTCAGGATGCTCCTCTTTCAAGAGAGCCATCCGCTCAGCAACAGTCGAATACTTTTCCGGGTCATACGCTGGCATTATTACCTCCACCTGTCTCATGCCAAACACTCTGCGCTGTCGCACAAAGCTTCTCAATCATCTTCTCATCACGCGGAATGTCGACAACCCGCGGTTGAAAATCAGCAGTCACAAACTGCCCGTCAACCTCGATACGTCGAATCCACGCAAACACACAATACTCGGCACCAGTGACATACAGTTGCCATTGCACCTGCCGCCGATACTGAATCGGCAACGCATCCGGCTCCCAATCCCGACCAGTCGTCTTGACCTCGGAAATCACCTTGTGGTCCAAACTGAGACCATCCGGCGTAGCCAAAGCAATCGGGTCATCGGGATGACGGATAAGCCATTCATTTGGCATCACGTCCCAAGCGCTTTTTAACCACATTGAAATCCAGCCTTCAGACTCACGCCCAAACTGCATAAACGGATTATCGGGAATCTCAAAATTGCCATGCCACTGCTCGACAACCTCTTTAAAGCCTTTAGCCGTCGACGCCTTAGCAACTTGAGTAGCAGTCACACCAAGACGGCGAGCGTTAAGCCAGCCAGAATGGTCAATAGCCTTATTTGCAATGAAATCAGACGGCGACAACACTAGCCATCCTCCTTCTCAAGCTCACCCTCAACCGGAGTCGAAAACGCTAACTGAAAATCAATAGCTTCACGCAACCGCACCAACTGGCGATACGACAAGCTCAAAGAATTCCCGTCAACATCCCACGGCTCTTCATTGACAGCGACAAACTCACGCCCCTGCTCTCTAACGACGATACTCATGCAACTCACCCCCAACCCAGCAAGCGAATCAACACATACACGGTGCCGGTAAACAACACGGCAAAAGCAACCCACACCGTCCACACGCCAGGACTCTTACGTTCCCGCAATTCACGGCGCTTAGGCAAATGGTAAGCATGACCACCGGTCACATATTTCGGCGGGTAAGGCTGACCTAACTCAACCCAACCCTTCACAGTCGCCCGCAAAAGCGGCGGGTCATCCACAATCTGCTGAAACGTCGCATCTGATAAGACAGGCTTATGAACCCGCATCCACGCGACAAGATTGTCGTAATACTCTTGGTCAGCAACCAACTGCTGTTTAAATCCACCCATAAAAATCCACCTAACTCGAGTGTGTGTTGTCAACATGTTAACGCTAACGACTACACTGTAAAGCATCTGACACGCGATTGGAGCAAAATGACCGTCAGCGACAAACCCAACCCCCTCGAAATAATGCCCATCGAAGAGCTCGCTGAAATCTTTGGCGAAACAAAACGCGACACCTACGTTCTCAAGTATTGGCTGATGCGGCGAATCTCTGAAGCCCCAGAAAAAATCTCAATCACGGAAATCGCCCGTCTCACCGGACTGTCACGGCAGACCATCTATAACTGGCTCAATCCAAAATTTGACGCATAAAAAAAGACGCCCCAGGCATAAAGCCCAGGGCATCTTTTAGAAAGGAGTGACATGAATCACGTTACCTATTGGCAACTATCACACTGTAACAAGTCCATCGGGTCAACCGGCACCGCCACACCGTCAATACGGTCTACGGCGTCAAACGGGTCACTCATCCTCGTCGACCTCGACAGCAATCTTAAACACTGAATCCGGTGTCACGTTGGTCAAAGCAAGACCACCCGCACCAACACCCAACACAGCCGCAATCACGTTCAAAACCAACTGTGCAATATCGCCAGTCACAATGCCAATCGACACACAAAGTGGCACAGCCGCAACCGCAATCTTGTAAAGCCAAGCGCGACGCTCAGCCGTCCACCATCCTTGAAACTCAAAATCACCCATCAGGGTTAACCTCACTCTCTCCGGGCTCCACGCCCTGCCACTTATCGTCAAAAGTTGCCATCGTACTGTACGCCGTGAGGACCGCCGAAATCAAGGTCACCCCGCCAAAAACGAGCTCACCAGTAAAACGGTCCTGAAACAAACCAATCGTGCCAGCAACAATCATCGCCCCACCAAACAACACAGTGCCAATAATCAACCGGCGACGGATACGCCAGCGAGCCTGCGCTGGACTCATCCGAGGCTGAAAGAAAAGACGCCCAACAGAGCGCCCAGCAATCCTAATCCACCCCATATCCAACCCATCCGAGTCTCCAAACGACGAATTCGAGACTCATGGTCCTCAACGGTCTTATCGGTGTCCGGCAGGCTGTTAGCAATACGCTCAAGAATTTTGCCCTGGCGTTGCACCTCAATATAAACATCGCGCATTGAAATCCTCACGCTAGTGCCGTTAGTCTCGTCGCTCAACGTCCCCACCGACCCCAACGCAGAAAACGGTTAACCGCCATAACATCCCTCATCTTGTCAATACCAGAAATTCCATAACGCGGCATTGGCTTACGCTCTCGAACAACCGGCTCCTCACGCGAAACCGATTCACGTTTAGCCGCCACCTCACGCGAACCCCGCTCGCCCTGAGCCGCTACCTCATTCGCATACTGAGACGTCAAAATAGTCATCGGGTCAAAATCGGTGCCCCACTGTCGACTACGCCGGGTCTCAAAATGCAGATGCACGCCCGTGCTCGCACCCGTGGTGCCCGTAAATCCGACCACCTCGCCAAGCTTCACCCGCGTACCCTTCAGCAAATGACTCGGTTCTCGTAAGTGGTAGTAAACAGTCCACACCCGCGGACTGTCATGCCGAATAATCAACGTGTAGCCGCCGCCAGTGCGCTTATTCAAATCAGCGCCCTTGTGGACAACCACACCATCGGCAGGACAATAAATTGGTCCATGATAAGCGACATCCACACCGCGATGATGCTTACCCCGCTCACCCGAAATCGGATGCACACGCGGTCCCCACGGGCTCCTGACGTGCTCGCCTCTAATCCACGGACGATGCAACGCCATTATTCACTGACCACCCATTCACCGGCAGACTCATCCCACATATACGGCACCGGGTTGCCCTCTTCGTCTGTCTCTTCCGGCATTGGCACCGGCGCAGTCCAGAGACAAGTTTCCTCATCCAAAACCCAAGACTCAAACGGCTTAGGAGGAATAAACGCATCCCGGTCTGCATCATAAGTAT